CTCTTTAAGACTGGCCAAGATAGCATCGCATGGGCAACAGGGTACGCTGAGGAGACGGTTAGCACTCGCGGGGTCAATCAAACTTCTGCACTGGAGAATTGCGAGACATCTGCTATTGGCAGAGCGCTTGCAAATGCGGGTTATGCTCCTAAAGGAAAGCGCCCTTCTAGAGAAGAAATGAGCAAGGTTGCACCTAACCATCCAGCTCTTAAAGTAGTCAAGCAAGAAGTAAAGCCTGCACCACAGGACATTAAAGAGGGTGACACCGATTACTGGACTACACCTATCGGATCATCTGTCAAGACCACGAACGCACCTGTAACTCTGGAGACTGCAATGGCAACAGTGACAGAGATTCTAGGTACGGCAGAGGCTAGGGATGCACCTAGTTGCAATCATGGCCACATGGAATGGCGCACTGGTCATTCTGCAAAGACGGGTAAAGACTGGGCAGGATTCTTCTGTGCCACTAAGGGTCAAATTGGTGGGATGGATAAGTGTCCAACGCATTGGTATAACTTAAGCAGCGATGGTAAATGGCAACCACAGAAGGCGAGGGTATAATGGGATTCGCTGAGATTCATACTCCAGAAGGTTGGGTGGCATTGGAAGATGTGCCCATGATTGATACAGTTAATTGCCAACTATGCAATGAGCCAACTATGGCTAGTGACATTACGATCACTGCAAGAATTGTAGAAGGCGTAGTAGTTGCAGGCACTTGGTCATGTAATAAGTGCAAGGCAGTCAATGGATAAGGAAACGCTTCTCATGGTATTGACACTAGCTCTATTCATTGGCGGAGTTGCAATGGGTTACATGGCTGGGATGTCTCATTAGTCAGCATAGGAAACATAGAGGTTTCCGCACAGAGCGCGTGGTCGCACAGTACCTATCGACTGTATGGCCATTCGCTAGTGTGGGAAGGGGGAATGGTAAAGATATTCAGTCTGTGCCTTTTGACTGTGAAGTCAAGGCAAGGGCTGGATTTCAACCAAAGGCAGTCTTGGAGCAGATTCGTAAGCGCACAGCTCTTTCGGGGGAACTGGGCTTTGCGGTACTTCGTCTCAATGGACAGGGCGAGAATGCAGCGGAATATGCCTGCATCATCCAGCTCCAAGACTTGCTTCCACTTCTAGAATTAAAGTATGGTCACTTAAACACTAAACCGACTGAAGCAGACATCCTTAGATGTGATGGCTGTGGATCATGGATGATTGGGGAATGTAAAACATGCCAGCCTACGATTACAAATGTGGAAGATGCGGATTAAAGAATGAGCTGCATCATGGCTGGCACGACAAACCAACAGTTTTATGCACTTATTGCAATGAACCAATGAGCAAAGTAATTAGCCCAGTATTTAGAATGAGGTCGAACTTCTCTCGCTTTACTAACTTGATAAGATTCTTAACAGCTTGCTCATGATGGTATGGGATTTGTAAATCCGATATAACAAGATAGCGGGCTTTAGTCATCGTCCTCATCTTCGTAGTTGCCGAACTTCTCTGGATCGACAGGGTTAGGCAATATCCATGCAGGGTAAGCATTAGGTTCAGTAATCATGAACATGGCTACATCTTCTTTGAAGCCTGCTCGCTTGAGACTACAGAAATACTCATAAAGCCCAATGCAATAAGCATCTAGCTTTGAGTAACCTTGATCCTCTAATGCCTTAGTTGCTTTCCTTGCCATAGCAGAATGTTACCTGTCTAGTAAGATGTTGTAGATTTCATCGACTCGCGTGTTGAGTCTTTTAATCTCAGACAACAAGTGGGTGATTACATACCCAGACAAGCCACCGATGATTGCCAGTGTTGCTAGGTATAGCGTAAAGAAATCAGATTGTGTCATTTTTTAGGGGTCGCATATCCAAAGACACCAGCTAACACAGCCCAAAGAATTGCGCGGTAGTCAGCTGCAAAGTTAGTAGCAGCCCATGCTGATAGGAACGCTCCAGCAGTAAGGACATAAGGGTTCTTCATATTCATTAGTTTCCGCCTAACATAGGTATCGAATAAAACTCACCCAGTAAGTCAGCTTCTTTCTTAAAGCTGACATGCATGTGGTGAGTGTGTTTGTTAGCCCCTGTGTATTTGCGCCACTTCCAGTTAAGGACGGGAGACGCAATCCTGCCGTTAAAAATAATGTACGAGATGCGCTTCTCTGTCTTAGACTTGCAACTGATTCGTAACTGATCTGCAAGGTCTGGCATGATATACGGCTTGACTCCGACACCGAACAACTCTGCGTCAATGTCAATGGCACGAACCCAGCCCTGCTCATCTGGATTATGATCAGACTTACGAGCAGCGTGTCGGGTATCACCGACCCAACCATCCGATGCCCTATCACGATCTGGGAAGGAATCATCTATCTGCTCGCGTAACTGAATAGCAGCTTTAGATAGTCGGTATTTCATCGCGTACTCGCTGAGGTCTTAAATCTGTGGGTGTCAATCCTTCAGCCTGCTCATCTTCAACAGTGCCAATCCACTTACCCTCTACCAATTTAACGGCTGTGTATTCAGTAGTTAATGGAGCAGTTGGGTCTAACTCACCTGTTAATTGAATATAACCAGCAAGAGGGTAATTAAGTTTAGCTTTAATTCCATTGTGCCAAGTGTTGAAATCTTCTTGGCTATTCCACTCATACCAATTCCACATTAGACACCCCACTTATTTGCTAGGTATTGCTGATTTAGTAAGATATCACCAGCCGATAGAATTGATTCATAAATAAGTATTTCGCCAACTGTGCCGGTCATTCCTTCATTACCGCCTGTGTCATAATCGCCAATTCGTAACGATTGAGTGGGGTCGGCAGTGCTTACAGCTTGTGCTTGTGCATTGTTTTTAATTGCTGCACCTTGTTTTAGTCGTATGTCTGAACGATTTGCAGCAGTTGCATTTGTTGGGTCACTAATAATTGTGACATAAGTGAAAGAAGTGCCAAGAGTGCTTGCACCTGTTTTGTTGGCAACAACAAGGCTGCCGCTTACACCGCGAGTTATAAGTGAAACTAAATTGCTTGGATTTTCTTGATAGACAGTTGCTCCGACATTACCTTGTGAGCCAGCATAATCGCTCAAAAAATAAGCATCTGTTGCTGATGTAGTTTGCTTAAAAGCTATAATAATTGTGCTTGCTGAACTATGCAAAAACTTCCAAGTGCTTGCAGCAGCGGTTGAAAGTAAAGTGTCATTTTGACCATATGTTAAAACATTTTTTGCATTTTGAGTATCCACGCCTGTGCTTGGCTTATAAGCTGCGGTGGCCATAGTAAAGGCGTAAGCGTTGGCACTCTTGTCCGTCCATTGACTTACTGCTCCACCGCTTTGAGTAATCGTGCCAGTATCGGAAGCATCTAGCCACACTTTATATCCAGCAACAGGTGTGGTAGGTACTGGTGCTACACCAAGACTAGAAGCAATAATTCCAACTAAAGGACTAGTCATTACGCGATGCCACCGACTACGATCCATGAGTCAGTTGCAATCTTGATGCAAGCTGCTGACTTATAGCGAGCAAGGACTGGCTGTGCAAGGACTGCACCCGCGCTTACCACAGTAGTAGTACCAGAAGTAACAGCATTGATTGTAGTTACGCCTGCACCCTTCTGATATACCAGTAAAGTAGTGCCAATAGGAAAAGCGTATGTCGCATCGGTAGGGATGCGGAAAGTATTAGCTGCTGCATTATCCATTGTCACTATGGCATTGAGTCCATCTGCCTTTACAGCAGTGTAAGTAGTACCAGTCTGTGCATTAAGGGTGAGCCCTGCGAAGGATGCATCAACAGAGTCTCCAAGTGTCTCGATGGCAGTTGCGCCATTCTTGACTAGGTCTGATGATGTGGGAACAGTCCAACCGAAGTTAGGGGTAGTAGTTGCCATTAGGTTAAAGCTCCTGTCGCGTTTGTCCAAGTTAGTATAGCATTTACGCCAGTCCATTGAAGTGAAGCTGGCAATACTGTTTCCCACTGGGTTGTGGATAGTGAGAAGTCTGTAGCTGAGATGTAAAGAGTTATATCTACAAAGGTAGGGGTTGCTCTTAGGGCTATGTTTTCCACAAAGCCATCAAATGAGCCACCAAGTAAGTTGCTAGGCAAGTTGTCAATAAGGACAGGCTCACCAAAGAAGATGCCAATCAGATCATCAAGCATTGCAGATGGCATGTCTGGATTATCTAGACGGAAAGTAATTGCTCCTAGCGAGCTAAAAGGCTCTTTGCGTAGGTTTAATTCTCTAGAGCCGATGTCAGTGATGTCAGCAAGGTTCTTGATGTTAGATTCGAATGAACGCTCATAGAGGCCGTACGAGGCTATAGAGTCGCTATCAGAGGTACTGTAGGTCGAGCCATAGGCCGTAGAGTATTTATAGATAAGGCTATTGCGGATGCTGGCAATCTGTGTCTGAGACTGGATACTGTTAGGCGTTGCGTATGAGCCGTCTAAGTTAGTAAAGCCGTTAGTAGCAAGATAAGTAGAGCGATGGTCTGCATCGTCATAATTGACAAAGCCATCAGCTGACTCAAAGACTTGGCCTAATGCGCTATTAGCAATCTGATCTACTAAGGTCTGGCTCTTTACAGTAGGAGATGCAGCAACACTTATCATTGTGTAAAAGCCCGTATCAATAGTGCCGATGTAAGTCTCAGCTTCATCCCATGTAGTTGTGGCTGGATAGGTATCCCAAGTAACTGTAGGGGTAACTTCTGCCCAAGTAAGGTTAAGAGCTGCACTTAGAATGGCTGCAATCTGTGCGCCATCTAATTCTTCTGATAAGGCTGTGTTGTAGATAGCCTTAGTCAGTTTAGCCAGTGAGCCAATACCTAAGATTGTGCCTGTAGTGATGTAGCCAGTTTCCTCTGGGCTTCTGACACCGATAGAAAAGTCTGATACCTCGCCGCTAAATACAGTTATGTAAGTGCCAGAGGAGTTCTTCAATTCTAAGCTGACTGGCTCAGTTACATTGATGGTAAAAGGCGAGCCATCTGTGTTGATGATTTCTACTCGGCAGTAACCTGCTGTGCATTGACGATCAATGTCTAGCCGACCAGTGGCATAGGAAACAGAGGTGACAGTTGTATAAACATCATCACCTACTGTCACACGCCATTCTGGTAGCCATGTCATACGGCTATAAGTCCTCTGAGTGTGCCTCGTCTTGAGGCTTGTGTAAGGACATCATCAATAGCTTCTGCAATAGCGTTAGGGTCACCGATGCCTGTGTTAATGGTGTTGTTAATAGTCACGCCTGCTGGCAACTGATTACCTGTGCCGCTAGTTCCCAAGCCTACTGTTGATGGCATTGATGTAGTAGCTCCACCATTAGATGTAATGCCAAGAGAAGCATTGGTTGCACCTACGAATGGTCTATAACCACCAAGACTTGCCTGTTGCGCTTGGCTCAACGCATTGAAGGCAGATGCAGCAGAGCCAGCAAAGTTCTTGAAGTAAGTCTCAAGGCTTGCTAACTGCTCCTTGACAGACATGAAGTTCCAGTTTTTGAAGATGTCATCAAGAGGCTTGATGCTTTGTAGAGTGCTAACTAACTTCTCTGTGTTCTTTTGAGCTGAATCCAGTAACTTTGTATAGATTTCAATCTGGCTGATGTTTTCATTTTCAATAGCCTGCATAAGCTTAAGACGAATACGATCTTCTTCTGAAATCTTACCCTTGAGGGCTGCTTCAATCTGAATCTTTTGTAGGTCAAAGATAGCCTTAGCCTTAGAAAGTTTAAGGTTTTCTTTAGTGGTTTTAGTTAAAGCCTGAGTTGCCTTTAGTTGTGCATTTGCTGCCTTAGATGCGGCTAAGGCATCGGCTCTCTGGGTATCTTGTGAAGATACGCTGGTTGAGATATTACCCATACCTTTGAAGCCACCGACAGGCTTGTTGTAAAAGAAAAAGTTTTCTGCATCAAACAAAGATTTAGTAATGTCAATAAACTTGCCAGTTTCGCGAGTTAGATTTGCAAAAGCGGTAGCAATCTTTCCAATACCGCTAATAACTGGATCAATAGTATTTGAGCCAGAAGCAGTCTTAAGGGCATCGACAAAACCTTGACCAATAGTTTCTTTGGCGTTATTGACTGCAACTTGTAACTTGGCTATTTCGCCTGCGTAAGTATTAGCAGCGGTTGAAGCCTGTCCAGCAAAAAGAACAGAAAGTTTTTGTTGGATTTCTTCAAAACTAGAGCTAGTAAGTTCTGCCTTACTTAGTCCTACACCTAAACGACCTAGAGCCTGAGTCTGCCCTAAATAACCTTTTTGGAGACTTTGTGAGACTTGAGTCAGGCTTTTACCTGTGCCCGCGCTAATGTCTAAGGCAAGGTTAAGTAATTCTTGAGACTTAGTAACTGACATTGTGGCTCGCAAAAAGCGATCCATAGCAGGACGCAATTCATCATCGAGAACGCCTGTCTGTTGTTCTAAGCGTGAGATGTAACCATTTACTGTTGCTGAGTTGCTACTAAAAGCAAGTCCTAGGTTATTAAGAGTTTGTCCTAATGCTCTGGCCGCTTTATCATCTTCTGCAAAAGCTTTGACTGCTTGACCAATGCCACGAACTCCAAAGGCAAGACCAAGACTAACTCCTAGTTTCTTGACACTTCTAGAAAGTTTGTCGGTAGATGTTTCTGCTGCCTTAAATGCCTTTTTGCCTATAAACTCAGCGGCAATATTAATGGCTACATTGCTCATGCTGCTCTCCTAATATCTACCATCGCTGTGCGGCGGTTGAACTTTGTTGTTGTCTTTTCGATAGCCTTAAACACGGAAGCATTAGCCCTACCCTGAGTGTTCGCCCAAGCTCTAAAGATTAAGCGACCCATCATGCGATGGTCACCTCTACGAGCTGGCCCATAAAGCTGACCAAGATTAGAAATAAACTGATTGCCTGCATAAGGATTATTAGATCGTGATTTACCCTTAGATGCTCCACCTGCACGAGGGCCTACCCAATCTTGACCTTGACCATTCTTACGACCAGCAGTCTCATAGATTGCGCCAATCATAGATT